TGTCGATTATCCACGAAAAGCTTAAAAAAGACCCTCATTATCTTTTTAAACTTGAGCAGGAAATTGCCAAGAAATACGGCCAAGATGCGATTAAAAGCCTCCGAGAGTGGGATGAGGGAAAAGACGAAGAATATCATCAACAGATTAAAGAGATGTATGACAAGTGGAAAGAAAGACAAGAAGCGGGCGAAGTGCTCGAAAATAACGGATATTTAGTCAAAGGAAAACTATTTAATAAAGAAGCGAGAACTTGTCGTTTGTGCGGCAGGCATTCGTTTTCTACCGAAGATGACCCTACGTTGTTTCGGTATAAGGTTTGTGCAGAGTGTTTTGATAAGAAGGCTTCGAAAATCTTGCGAGAGGGAAAAATCTAATGGCTAAAGATATTTATGAGATTGTGAAGGGACTAAATCAAGCAGCATCGCATGCTGTTCCGGGAGCCTTGAATAAAAAAGGTGAAGTGAGAGAAGACCTTCCCATCGGTGGAAAAAATGATGGGTTCCGGGTTTCTTTTTCCGGTAACAAGATGCTGGTAAAGCTTCAATCGGAAGTGACTCTTGATGAAGTTTCCGAGAGAGAGAAATTTCTTAAAGAAGTCTCAGATAAATTTGATGACATTCTAAAATTTCTCAAAAAAGAATATAAAGACATTACAGGCAAGAGCATTGCTCTAAAGCTTGTGACAAAAGAAAACCCCTTAGTTCAAAGTCTTTCTCGTCTACGCTCTTGGGTGCAAGCCCAGAGAGTTTATGAGATTTCTGGTACAGAGACAGAAGAAGTTCCAGAATATGGTAGAAAGATTGATGAGTCTCTTGCGAAATTTATTCACGAGAACAAAAGGAAACCCTTTTCTGATTGATCCCTAAGTCTAAGCAAGAAGCAAAGCAAGAACTAGAGCATTGTAAGCAAGATCCTGCTCACTTCATTCGAAATTACGTAACAATCTCGCATCCTGGAAAGGGATATATTCCCTTTATTTTATACGACTTCCAAGAAGAGCTATTATCAGACTTCTTAAAGTTCGATAAGAACATTATTTTAAAAGCTCGACAGTTGGGCATTTCAACATTAGTTGCGGCTTATGTTGGTTGGCTGCTTTTGTTTCACCGTGGGAAGGATGTTTTAATTCTTTGTACAGATCAAAAAAAGGCAACAACGATTTTACGTAAGATTAAGATTCTTATGGAACGCTTGCCGAAGTGGATGCAGGCTTTGGCGGTTACAAAGGCTGACAATCAAACCTCGATTGAACTGGTAAATGGTTCTCGTGTGGTTGCCTCCACCACGACCAAGAAGTCTGGTCGTTCTGATGCTCTTTCTTTGCTTGTAGTAGACGAAGCTGCGCACATTGAGCAAATGGAAGATGTTTGGACAGCTATTGAGCCTGCGACAACGGTTGGTGGAGGGCGTTGTATTGCTTTGAGTTCTCCTAATGGGGTTGGAAACTGGTTTTATGATGTTTATTCCAACTCACGAGTTGGGAAAAACGACTGGCATTATACCGATTTGCCGTGGCAAGTCCATCCCGATAGGGACCAGAAATGGTTCGAGAAGGAAACAAGAGAACTTTCTCCACAACAGATTGCGCAAGAGTATTCTTTGAGCTTTAATTCTTCCATCAATACGTTTATAACGCCCGAGAGAATAAAAGAAATGTTTGATGGGACCAGAGAGCCAATAGATAAGGCTGGTTTTGATAGAAATTATTACGTTTGGCAAAGACCGATGCCCAATAGAAAGTATTTTATTTCCGCAGATGTTGCAAGAGGAGACGGCTCTGATTACTCAGTTTTCCACGTATTTGATACAGAAACGATGTATCAAGCTGCAGAATATCAGGGGAAGCTGCCGACAGAAATGTTTGCAGAGCTTTTGTTTAATGTTGGGATGGAATATGGATTTTGCATGGTTGTGGTGGAAAATAACGTTTATGGAAGCGATGTTCTGACGAGAATGATTGAGAGAGAGTACCCCAATCTTTACTTTACCAGAAAAACCACAATGGAGTATGTGGAACACTACGCTGCGATGGGGCGAGAAGACACAATACCGGGATTTGTTACTACTGTTCGTTCAAGACCCTTAATTCTTGCCAAGTTGGAGCAGTATCTTAGAAACGGATTTGCTTCAATTAACTCTAAGCGTTTTTGTGGCGAGTTGGAGACTTTTATTTGGAAAAATGGTAAGCCAGAAGCGACATCTAAAAGTAATGATGATTTAATTTTAGCAGCAGCAATTGCCTGCTATGTTCGCGATGTGGCTTTGGTAGCCGATCAGAAGGGAATAAGTGACAAAAAGGCCCTTTTGGGAGGCATTTTGTTATCTACGGATGCGCTAGACACTAGAATTCCAGGAATGCGAGGTTACGACAGGAATAAAGACCCGTTTAAAACCTCTCAAAAAAGTGAAACAATTGGCGGTCTACCTTTGAGGATTTTTATGGGTTAGGTTCCATAAACTATAAAAAAAGGCAAAGTTTTCCTCTAATTATGATAGACGCTTAAGGGCGAGGTTTTTCCATGGCGAAATATAAAAAGTCTATGTCTTTTAAGGGCAATCCCAAGAATCCGGAGTCGGACCTTTTCAAAAGGCTGACAAGGTTCTTTTCCGGTCCTATAGCAGATTATCGTTCTCAAGTTCCAAGAGAACTAAAGCGAAGACAACTAAAAAAATATAAGTTTACTAATTCTGCTGGTGGTGATTTCGCAAAAAGCATGCACAATCCGTTTTCTGCTTTGCAAACGGAATATATGGTCAATCAAGACAGATTGATGCGCTATGCCGATTATGAACAAATGGAGTACATGCCTGAAATAAGTTCTGCTTTGGACCTTACTGCAGATACCATGACTACGTTTAATCACATGGAGCCGATTCTAAGATTAGATAGTCCCAACCAAGAGATAAAGTTTATTTTAAAGGACTTGTTTTACAATATTCTTGCGGTAGAACAGAATCTTCACGGTTGGTGCAGATCACTTTTGTCCAAGGGTGATTTCTTTTTGTATCTTGATGCGGTCGAAGGGTTGGGCATTAAGAACGTCTTGGGGCTTCCTGCAAGAGAAATGGAAAGACTAGAAGGTCTAGACGAAGATAATCCGAGTTACGTTCAGTTTCAGTGGAACACTCAAGGAGCTACCTTTGAAAGCTGGCAAATGTGCCACTTTAGAATTCTTGGGAACGATAGATATCTTCCATATGGAAGTTCTTTCCTTGACGCATCGCGTCGTATTTGGAAACAGCTTCAACTATTAGAAGACTTTGTTATTTCCTATCGCATTGTTCGAACACCAGAAAGAAGAGTATTTTATATTGATGTAGGAAACATTCATCCTGATGAAATTGAGCCTTATATGAAGAAGGTTCAAACAGAGATGAAGAGAAGATTTCTTGTGGATGAGAACACAGGAGAGGCTAACTTAAGATTTAACCCTCATAGTATAGAAGAGGATTACTTTATTGCTGTTCGAGGAGACAAATCGGGGACAAAGATTGAGTCTGTTCCTGGCGGCCAATTTACAGGTGATATTGAAGATATTGAGTATCTAAGAGATAAATTGTTTTCTGCTTTGAAGATCCCTCAATCTTATCTCTCGAAGGGGAAAGACGGTTCGGCAGAGGATAAAACAACTCTTGCACAAAAAGATTTGCATTTCGCGAGGACTGTACAAAGATTACAAAATTCTGTAGTGTCTGAACTTCGCAAAATGGCAACTGTTCACTTGTTTCTACTAGGATTTACAGGTAGGGATTTATTGAATTTTGATATCAAGTTGAACAATCCATCGAAGATCGCCGAAATGCAAAGCCTCGAAGAGTGGCGCACAAAGTTTGATGTTGCAAGTGCAGCCACCGAAAACTTCTTCTCTCGCAGGTGGATTGCGAAGACGGTCTTTAATCTTTCCGATGAAGAGATTGTCCGCAACAACAGAGAGAGATTTTTTGATATGAAGCTGGATGCTCTTCTTGCCGAGCACGAGCCGCAGGAAGAGGGCGGAGGCATGGGGCTTGGCGGCGGGGAAGACGCTGGCGGCATAGATGATATTTTTGACGACACGGCAGATGAAAAAGACAGCGACACTGCGGTTCCCGGCAAAGAAGAAGATATTCTTCTTGCCTCTCCGGGGAAAGATGTTGGCGGCATAGGCGATCCCGCTGCCAAGAGAACAGAAAAACTCTTACCTGGAACAAAATATACGACTCCTGGGGCGAAAGGAAAGGCTTATACAAAGAGACACGACGCGAGAGAAATGGGCGCAAGACAAAGAAATATTATGGCTCTCACAAGTAGAGAAACGGCATCTAATACGCCAAGAAACGTATTTAAAGGACTTTCAGGACTGACTTCGTTATCAAGAGGGATTTTAGAGAACAAAGAAGAAGTGGAAGAAGAGTTTCTTCGCAATAGCGGAGAGATTCAGGATGTTCTAAGAACTCTTGAAAAAATTAAAGAAGATAAGAAATTCTTGAAAGAGGAAGTGAACAAAAATGACAGCAATGATGACGACGAAAACTAGTATGAAGCATAATAAAAAGAGGAATTCGGCGTTTCTATATGAAGTGCTGGTGCGTTGTCTAACTGCTGCCTCTCTCAAGGGTGACGATAGCAAGAAGAAAGTAATTGTTTCTCTTCTTCGAGAGCATTTTTCCAAAAGTACACTTCTTTGGAAAGAATTGTCTTGTTATCGAATGGTGTTTGAAGCGAAGGTTTTAAAAGAGTCTGTCGTCTCGCGAATGTTGGAAGAGGCCAAGAGAGAATATGATAAAATTTCAACCAAAGATCTGTTTGTAGAGCAAAGTCGCTTGATTCGAGCGGTCAATACAAAGCTTGGCTCTGATGTTTTTTCTGTATATGTTCCAAAATATAAAGAACTTGCGACAGCATATCAAATCTTCAATAGAAAAGTTCCTATTACAGAACAGATTCTTTTGGAAAATCGTTTAATTTCTGCTTTATGCGAAGACAAGAAAAAAGAAGAGGCTGGAGTTGATGTTGATGCTCTAACCTTCAAGATTCTTGTTGAAAAATTCAACAAAACTTATGATACCTCTATCTTAAAAGAACAACGTCAGGCTTTGAGTTATTATATTTACTCTGGAATAGATGGTGGAATAGAGTTGCGGGCTTTTCTGAACGAAGAAATTTCTCGTCTTCGTGAAGTAATTTCGAGTAATAAAGAAATTAATGAAGATGCAGCGATGAAGGAATCTTCAACCAAGATATTGGAGTTTTTGGGTTCTTTCAAAACAAAGAAGGATTATTCCGAAGAAGACTTGGAGAAACTATTTGAGGTGCAGGAGATTGTGAGAGAGGCTGAGACAAGCAATTCAGAAAAAGTAAGTCGTTCTGTTGCAAAAGATGTTGGTGAAGGTCTTGGAATGAGTTGGTCTGAATATAATTTAGACGAGTTTTATAAAGGTATGAATACCGAGCTGGAACATGGCAAAAAAGATCCTCAAACCAACATCACAAGCGACAATCTAGAAGAAACTGGGAAAATCGCTTTAGCTCATTTGAAAGAAAAACCAGATTATTATACTCTTCTTAAGAAAGTTGAAGGCAAGAAGGAACAAAATTAATGGCTATCAAAGTAACCGTTTCCAAGGACGGCGGAACACAGCCGGGACAACAAGAAAAACCGAAGGGTCCGCCTCCTAAGTTTCCCATTCGCCTTCGTATTCGTAAGATGTTAAATGGCGATTTGCTGATTATGGATAGTGAAGATATCGACATTATTCTGATGAGAGCAAAGAAAAAGATTCTTACTCTTCCCAAAGATCAACTTACGGATGAGGTATATGATTGCCAAGATAGATTTTTTAAATTCCTTTCAAAAAAGGGTGTTATTGACGCTAGCACAGTACAGGCAGCAAACATCTTTGGGTCAATCGAGGGGAAAATAATGTCCTCCGATGATGATGCAGAACAAATAACTCTTTTTGCAATAAAGAAGTTTCTTATGTCAGAGGAACCGTATGAGGAGATGAGAGAGAAGCTCCAAAGAGAAGAAGAATTAAGACTTACAGACCCGGATCCTTCAACAGAAGAGGGGGAGGTTCCCCACGATCCAAACAAGGGGAACATGCCCAATCCTATGATGGGGATGAATGGTTCTGGAAATGGCTATTTTTGGGAGAGTTTAGATAAAACTCAGGGAGATAAATAAGTGGAAAAAGAAATTCTCAAACAGATTTACAATCTAGCAAAAGAGATTGCATCTGAGACTTCGAACGAGAGAGCTGGCAAGCATGCTATGGCAATTTTAAGTCTTACGAAAGACCTTGCAGAGAAACTAGCTGCTGGTCCGAAAGCAAGACCCAATATTGATACGCAAGATGCAGCAGATTCTTCGGTTGTTCGGGGTGCGGCACAATACAATCAGCCCTATAAGAACGAGTCTCTGAAAAAGATGATTTCTGAAGCTATTCAAAAGTGGGCGAAGAAACACGGCAAGAAGAAATAATGCTAACGAATTTATTTATTTTTGTCTTGGCGACGTGGGGAATGACGAGCATTCTTGTGTACGGCCGCATTTTCAACGCAATAAGACCAAAAAATAAGTTCTTTCATTGCCCGCAGTGTGTTGGGTTTTATGTCGGGGTAGCTGTGTTTCTTTTCATGTGGTTTTTTGGAGCATCTTTTGTGGCGAATCTGTGGGTTGGATTGGCAACAGGCCCTTTTATTGCGTCTGCTGTTAGTTATTTTATGACAATGGTTGTAGACGACGATGGAATTAGATCGCATAAAAAATTAACTCTTAAGGGAGAAACAAGAAATGTTAAATTACCAAAATCCTCCAATAAAAAAGTGGATGAATAGAAGAGCGGTTGCGAGGTGCGCGAAAGGGTGCTGACGAGGTAAAAATGATGGCTAAGATATTACTAAAAGAGTTCTTTAATTTATGTCCGGATGGTCGGTGTGGGTTGGATCTTCTCACCGAAGAAGAACGGCATGAAGTAAAAAA